GGCCAGATGCCGCTCGTTTACAACGAGGTGGCACCGATGGTGGACTGGCTGATTGGCACCGAGCGCCGCACGCGGGTTGACTGGCGCGTGATGCCGCGCACCGAGGATGACGTGGAATTGGCCGACGTGAAAACGAAGGTCATGAAGTATGTGGCGGACATCAACCGCGTGCAGTTCTGCCGTTCACGCGCGTTTGCCGATGCCGTCAAGTCTGGAGTGGGTTGGATTGATGACGGTGTGCGCGACGACCCGACGCAAGACATCCTGTATTCCAAGTACGAGGACTGGCGCAATGTGCTGTGGGATTCCGCATCCTACGAGCACGACCTGAGCGACGCGCGCTATCTGTTCCGCTGGCGCTGGGTGGACGAGGACGTGGCGCTGATGATGTTCCCCGACCGCAAGGATGTGATTCGCCAGGCGGTGGAGGACACCCAGCACGCGAGCATGAGCGACTGGGAAGAGGACACCTGGTACAGCGCCGAGGAACTGATTTCGGGATCCAAGACCGGCACGCTGCGCGCGTCTGGGACCGGGATGATGATCGACGCCAAGCGCCGCCGCGTGAAGCTGATCGAGGCGCAGTACCGCAAGCCAGCATCGTCCAAGATCATTTCCGAGGGCCCGCTGAAAGGCCTGTTCTTCAATGAGCAGGACGGGGCGCTGATGAATGCGCTGAACCAGGTGGGCGGCTCGATTGTGGACAAGGTGGTGATGCGCGTGCACATGGCGGTCATGACCGAGAGCCATTTGCTTTCCATGGGTCCGAGTGCGTTCCGTCACAACCGGTTCAGCCTGACGCCGGTTTGGTGCTACCGGCGTGGCCGTGACCGTCTGCCGTATGGCGTGATTCGTCGGGTGCGGGACATTCAGCAGGATCTGAACAAGCGCGCCAGTAAAGCGCTGTGGATGCTGAACACAAACCAGGTCATTGCAGACGAGGGCGCTACCGATGACTGGAATGCGCTGCGTGATGAGGTGGACCGCCCAGATGGCCTGATCATCAAGAAGGCGGGCAAGGAATTGCAGATCCGCCGCGACACGGATGCGGCCACCGGCCAGATCCAGATGATGACGCTGGATGCGCAGTCGATCCAGAAGAGCGCTGGGGTATCCCAGGAAAACATGGGCCGCCAGACCAATGCGGTATCAGGCGAGGCCATCAAAGCCCGCCAGTTGCAGGGTTCTGTGGTCACGACTGAGCCGTTCGACAACCTGCGCCTGGCGGTGCAGGTGTCTGGCGAGAAGCAGCTGAGCCTGGTGGAGCAGTTCTACACCGAGGAAAAGGTGGTGCGCCTGACGGGCGCCAAGAATGCGCTGGAGTGGGTGAGGATCAACCAGCCAGAAATGCAGATGGACGGCTCTGTGCGCTTTTTGAACGACATCACCGCGAGCTCTGCCGACTTCATTGTGAGTGAGGCGGACTACGCCGGGACCATGCGCCAGGTGATGTTTGAGGCGCTGAACCAGTTGGCCGCCAGGCTCCCGCCCGAGGTGTCTCTGCGTTTGATGACGATTGCCATGGACTTTTCGGATCTGCCGAACAAGGACGAGGTGGCCGACCAGATCCGCAAGCTGACCGGCGAGCGCGACCCAAGCAAGCCGATGACGCCAGAAGAGTCGCAGCAGATGGAGCAGCAGATGCAGGCACAGGCTGAGTCGCTTCAGATGCAGCGCCAACAGGCCATGCAAACGCTGGAAGAGCAGCAGGCCAAGATCCGCGAGATCAATGCGCGCGCGGCCAAGCTGGAAAGCGAATCGAATGCCGCCATGGCGGGCGACGGCGGCCAGGCCGCACAGCAGGCCCAGGCCGACATGCAAAACGCAATCATGCAGGTGCAGCAGCAGGCCAGCCAGGAAGTCGAGCGGCTGTCTGAACAGCTGCGCAAAGCCCAGTCTGACCTGGCAAACCGCACGATGCAGATCCGATCAGACGCGGACGCCAAGTTGGAGGCCGCGCGCATCGATGCCGACGCCAAGGTGCGCATGGCCGAGATCCAGGCAACGAGCGACAAAGCCATTGACGCCTTGCAAAAGCGTCTCGATCAGGTGATGCAGGCCATGGAAATGAAGCTCCAACAGCAGGAATTGAAGCAGCGCGAGAAAGAGCTCACGGAAGAGTCCAAGGAATCCAAAAAGGAAGCCAAGGCACCCGCGCCTGCCCCTGCCGCCGCCCCCGTGACGATCAATCTGCAAGTGGACGCCAAGAGCGGCGAGGTCAAAAAGACGATTTCGATCAAGCGCGATGCAGCCGGAAACATAGTGGGCGCCGAGTCAAGCGAGCAAGAGCCCAAAGGCAAGGATTGATGCCAGATACAACTTAAGGACCAGTACCAATGCAACAAGATTTTCAGGGTAGCCGTTTCCGCGATGACGATGGGGCAACTAGCCGACGAGGCACCGACCCCATGATCGAAGTCATCATGCACAAGGTGACCAAAATGGAAAACTCCATTGACAAGTTGGCCGATGCCATCACCAAGCTGGCCGTCATTGAAGAGCGCCAAACCGCCGACCGCGCTGCACTTGAACGTGCTTTCGGAGCCATTCAACGTTCAGACGAGCGTTGCACAGAGGCCATGGAAAAGCTGGTTACCAAGATCGAAAAAAACGACGCCCGCATTGATGCATTGGAGCAAGCCGCTCCAACACAGGCATTGACGAGTGGTTGGATTCTGGAAGGCGCAAAGGCATTGGCGATTGTGGCCATCATGTTTGCGCTCAATAAAGCGGGATTGATGTGAGACACCCACGAACCGCAGTCGGCGCACTGTCCGTGTCTGCCGCCGCAATGGTGGCTCTGATCTCGCACGAGGGCTGGACGGACAAGGCCATCATCCCGGTCAAGGGCGATGTGCCCACGGTCGGCCCGGGTCTGACCAAGCGCCCGGACGGTAGCCCCGTTCAAATGGGCGACACGATCAAGCCGATTGACGGCATTCAGCGCAGCCTGGCCCACATTCAGCAGAGCGAGTCGCGCATCAAGCGATGCATCACGGCCCCGCTGCACCAGGTGGAGTACGACCTGATGCTTGACTTCAGCTATCAGTACGGCGAATCGGCTCTGTGCAACAGCAGCATTGCCAAACTGGCCAACGCTGGCGACTACGCTGGATCTTGCAGGGCTTACGAGCGGTTCCGTTTTGTGGCTGGCCGTGACTGTTCTGTTCGGTCGAATGGATGCTACGGCGTGTGGACGCGCAGCCAGGAGCGCGCCCGCAAGTGCCTGGAGGTGCAGTGATGGACGACTGGAAACGCGAAAACATCGAGCAGGCCCGCCGCCAATACCTGCGCAAGACGCTGGACGCGGCAGAGAACCGCATGCGCACCCGCACAGCCAAGCAACAGTTGGCCGATGCCATGGCCGCAAGCCGTGCGCCCGATGACTTGCCCGACGCTGATGATTCAAGCGTGCACAAGAGGTACGACTGATGTATGCACGACTTGCATCCTATGCAGCCCTGGCCGCAGCAGCTGCCTGGGGTGGCTGGACGATCCAGGGCCAGCGCATGGGTGCCCAACTGTCCCAGCTGCAAACCGAGTACGCCCAAGCCCAACAACAGGCCGTGGAGAAAGCACATGCACAAACCATCAGACTCCAGGAGCAGGCAGACAAGGCCGCCCGTCAATCAGCCGCCCGTCAAGCAGCGTTGGCCCATGATGTGGCCGCTGGCCGCAGTGCTCTTGTCGGGCTGTCAAACGCTGCCGACGCCGCCTTGCGTGCCGCCCAGGATTCCCACAGCGCCTGCCTTGTCAAAGCCGATGCCTTCGCAGACGTATTCCAGCAGTGTCGCGTCCGACTTCGAGAAGTGGGAGAAGCGGCTGACGGACACGCCAGTGATGTCCAAACCCTGATTGACGTCCGGCCTAACTGATTTTCGTTGCAAGCATGGCACGGTAGCGGGGTTTTGAAGGAGTAACCCATGACGGTGGGCGCTTCCACAGCCAACGCTTCCTGAAGAACGCTGGCTCCAGTGGTGACACGCACTGGTGGGATTGGGCATTCGCATCCGGTCAGCCAGCCTACGATGCACGCATTGGGGCGGTTGCCAGCTTCACTCCTGTTGTGGCGGTGAAGAACGATGCCATCTGGTTTCCAGACATTCCTGCCGGGATGGAGCGCAAGCTGCACAAACTGATGGTTCGGCCACAAGCCAACAACGCATCACAGGCCAGCATCGACTTTGTGCTGTACGACCTCGTTGGCTATTACCCGCTGATCGACGGCGACAGCACAGACCCGCAACCATTGGATAACACACTGTCTCTGCCACGGTACACCGATGGCGAAGGCTTGCGTCTGGTCATGGTGTGCCACGTTGCCCCTGCTGTGCAGAACGGGCT